CTGCGTTAGACAGAATCAACGTAGCACGTTTAACAGTATATCTACGCAGTCAGTTGAATAAACTAGCTCGTCCATATATCTTTGAACCTAATGATAAGATTACCAGAGACGAAATCAAACAGGCCTGCGAGAGCTTGTTGCTTGAGTTAGTGGGTCTAAGAGCATTGTATGACTTTGCAGTTGTATGTGATGAAACCAACAACACCGCAGCAAGGGTTGATCGCAACGAACTTTGGGTAGATATTGCTATCGAACCAGTCAAGGCCGTTGAGTTCATTTACATTCCATTGCGTGTCAAGAACACAGGAGAGATTTAAAAATGGCAATTACATCATTAAATAATTTATCAGTTCCAACCAATGGCGGTACGCAAGTACTGTTGATGCCGAAGTTAAAGTATCGCTATAGAGTGACTCTTCTGGGTTTTGGTGTTCAAGCAGCTACAGAACTTACCAAACAGGTCAAAGACGTAACTAGACCAAAAGTAAACTTTGAAGAAATCACACTAGATGTATACAACTCAAAAGTATATCTAGCTGGTAAGCCATCATTTGAAATGATTACACTTACATTGCGTGATGATGCTAGCGGCGAAGTACAAAAACTAGTTGGTCAACAGATACAGAAACAATTCGACTTCCTAGAACAAGCATCTGCACGTTCAGGTATCGATTACAAATTCACAACACGTATTGAAGTGTTAGACGGCGGCAATGCTAATCTAGCACCAAAAATTCTTGAATCGATCAATCTGTACGGTTGCTTTGTACAGAACGCAGACTACGGTGAATTAGCATACGGCACTAACGAAGAAGCCACAGTAGCACTAAGCATCCGTTTCGATAACATGGAACAATGGGGTGCAGACAAGACTTCTACAAGTTTAGAAGGTGGTATTGGTGCAGCAGTAGGACGTCAAGTTGCTACTCAAGCAATAACAGGCGCACTAGGTACACAAGGTTAATAATTATTATCAGTATCAAAAGAACCCGATTAGTTCGGGTTTTTTTGTGACATAAATATTAGTATGGCCAATAAATTTACACGTTTTCTTAATGGTGTGGGTACCGGACTTACTAATCCTAAAGGACTAGTAGGTAACTGGCAGCATGCCACTCGATTGTTTGTCGACGACACCTATCGATTATCACCTCGTACAAAATTTAACTATTATGTTAGATTTGAAATAGACAAGACTGCACACAAAGCACCGTCATTTACTGCTCGACACGGCGACGAAGTGGGTATGCTGGTTAAGACTGCCGAATTACCTAAGTACAATTTTGATAGTGTTGTAAAAAATCAATACAATAGAAAAAGAATCGTTTACAAAAACTTTAATTACGAACCAGTGAGTATCACACTGCATGATGATAATGCAGGAATCGTAAATGCACTGTGGGCTATCTATTATGGGTATTATGTTACTGATAGACAAAACCCAGTAGCTGCCTACAACGATAACAAATATCGTCCAACTAAAACACCATTAGATAATTTCCGTTACGGCATGGACAATAATATTTCTGTGCCATTTTTTAAAAGTGTTAGTATCTTTACTATGAGCCGAAAAAGATTTTTAGGCTACACATTGATTAACCCAAGAATTAAATCATGGAATCACGGCTCTATGGATTATGCAGCCAACGAACCATCAGAAAGTACAATGACTCTCGAATACGAAGCAGTGAAATATTCTGCAGGTAATGTGTCAATTAACAATCCTAAAGGATTTGCTACCTTACACTACGATCTAGTACCAAGTCCACTATCTGTAGCAGGTGGTGGGGTTTCTAATTTAACCGGGCCAGGCGGAGTGTTAGATGGATTAGAAAGCATCTTTGGAGATTTAGCCAACGGATCTACTTTTGAAAGTTTTGGGGGATTTTTAGGTACTGCAATTAAAACAGTGAATACCTATAAAAATTTACGAGGGCTTAGTAAAGAAGGGCTTAAACAAGAAGCTATTAATATTTTAAGCAATCCAACAAATATCTCCACAGCAGTAAGTACGGTGGGCGGAGTGGTTGGGGCAGTATTTCCCAAGAGTTCCACTAATACTGAAAGTACACAGGCTTTACCAAAATCTTTGGTAGGCGGAACACAATAACATGGCAACTACAAATTTACCATCACAGCCAGTTGAAGATAGTGGCGCAGGAACCAAACTATTTTTTAATAATTACGGTCAAGAAACATTAGAATTCAATGCCAATGATGTCAACAGCACTGTGAGCTTTTTTGAAAGCAAAGGTTTTGAAAAAGATGCAGCATTAGTAGTGTCGACTGTGCTGTTGAAGCAGGCCAAACTAGATGGAACTCCTATATATCAAATTTTACAAGGTCTTTCGCAGTTCGACGGACTAGGCCTTAGTCAAGTAGTTGGCGAAATATTAAACAACAACAGAACTCCTACCAGCACTTTGGGATTTAGAACCCCTAATGTCAAAGTTACACAATCTAGAAACATCGCAGCATAATGGTCAAATTCGCACAGGGTCGTTTCGAGATGAAAAACCCCGATAAGTATGTAGGGAAGAAAACTCCACTGGCTCGCAGCTCATGGGAATTTGTTTTTATGCGAATGCTTGACGAACATCAAGGTGTTGAAAAGTGGGCTAGCGAAAGCATACAGATACCCTACAGAGATCCTTTAACAGGCAAGTATACCATTTATGTTCCAGACTTCTTTATTGTATATAACGATAAAAAAGGTGGCAAACACGCTGAGGTAGTAGAAGTTAAACCTGAAAGTCAAACAGTGCTGGAAAAAGTAGGCAAGAGCCAATACAATCAACAGCAATATGTAAAAAACATGGCCAAATGGGAAGCTGCTAATGCTTGGTGCAAACAACAAGGTCTGAGATTTCGTGTGATTAACGAAGGTGAAATTTTCCATCAAGGCGGCAAACGGAAATAAGTATAGTATGACGAAAAAATTAGAAGATCTGTTTAACCTAGAAGAGTCCAAGCCAGAAACTGTGGAAGAAATCGCTCCTATAGAGCCCCCTACACATCAGGAAATAGATACACTAGAAAAACAAATACAGGCTGTACAGGAAATCACTAGAGGATTACCACAGATACAGGAATTAAATGAACTAGACGACAAAGAACTAGATCATCTAGCTACTAAAGCAGAACAGGCCTATGACGATCTCATGGATCTAGGTATGAATGTAGAAGTTCGCTACAGCGGCCGCATTTTTGAAGTTGCTTCTAGTATGATGGGAAACGCCATTGCTGCTAAAACAGCTAAAATTGATAAAAAACTCAAAGCCGTAGATCTACAACTTAAAAAATTAAAAATCGATAATGATTCCGGAGCAGACCCTAATGATGTTATCAATGGGCAGGGCTATGTGATCACTGATCGCAACGAGCTACTTAAGAAATTGGGTCAAAAGGACTAAATACTACTATGAAGACATTTAAAGAATATCTTGTTGAAAACAAAAAAGTCTATAACTTTAAGATCAAAATCGCTGGCGAATTGCCTGAAAATTTTGAAAAGAATCTAAAAGAAAAATTAGATCGTTGTGGTGTTATGACTTTTGAAAAAATTAAAACAACTGCAATCCAAGCATCGCCGTTGGATTTTCCAGAGCATCCAAATACTACTGTGAGTATTTTTGAAGTTATCTGTGAGTACCCAATTACCGCTCCAGAAATCGTAGTCAGTATTAAAGAAACCGGATTACCAGAAAGTTGTTTTCGAGTTCGTGGTTCAAATGAACCCAGCGAACAAGATCAGATATTAGCTGCTGCTGAACCTAGTGGCGAAGCATTATTGGCTGACGGACAATACAAAGAAGCTGGCAAGATCAAACACAAAGATTATTTCGGTGATGATTTCAACAAGGGATTTTTGAAAGATTTAGCGAAATCTGCTAAAGAAAGAAAAAAAGAAAATGGGCAAGGTGAATATAAACTGCCTAAACATAAACAAGACAAGGAAGGTGCTAAAAGCGCCGTAGGGAGTTAATATGAACTTTAATGATTTAATGGCAAAGATGAGAGAATTAGATCAACCTGTGCCTGAAACTATTCAAGCACCAGTATCCGATGCTCCAGTTGAAGCGTGTGGCGATATGCCTCCAGCACCAATGGATTCGAAACCAGACACACCACCGCCATCTATGAGTGTTAATATCAATGCTCAAGGCATGGATGATATCGGTGAATTGATGAAACTGTTAACTAAAGTTAATCCAGATATGATCAACCAAAAAGATGCGCCAACGTCACCGATGAGCATTGAGCCAAGCATCACATCAATCTCTCCTAGCCT